ACTATTGATGAGTGGAGAGATTTTAAGAGGTTAAGCAGTAAGTGGGCCTACATATCAGATTACTTAAACTTTAAACCACGAGGCCCGGCAAATACCTCGGACCTACCCCCTAAACTAAGATATCTAGCTTACAGAGGTGCAAGAGCACTTCAGATAAAGAAGAACACATGAGAACACGAGACGTTGGAAATTTTTACTGGCATAACCTTACGTATCCGTATAAGCCTAAAGGTTTATGGGAAACGGCAGATACTCAAGAAATTGACCCGCCGTTCAGAAGAGGCCATGGGTTAGCAATTAGGGTACCATTTACCCGTAAAGCTATAGTTATAGGGCGCTGGAAAGAAACCGGTTACTCAGAGAATCAAGCACTAACCTATGCAATAAACGGTAGGGGTTTGAAAAAGGATGAGGTTGATTGGGATGTTATTCGGTCTATAGATTTGGAGAAAGAATTAAATGTTCAAAAAGAAGAAAGAACAACGAGAGAAAACAAAGCTTGAGAAAAGAGTTGCCAGCCTACCTAGTTCTGAATTAGTTGGCTGGTCAGAGAATGCCCTCTACTCAGTTAGTCGTAACCTATCAACTTGGCAAAAAAGTGGGGACACTTTTTATTTAGAAGAAGCAAACGTGGGTATAGAAGCCCTTAAAGCAATAGTTGATACCTTACGTGAAAGGGCGCAATGAAAGAAGATTTTGACTTTGAGGACTTTGAGGATGATGAAGAAAGTGAACTCGAAGATCTAGATCAAGTCGATCATGCAGCCAATGAGGACTACGACTACGACGACGTAGAAGAGTTTGAAAAGCTTCACAAAGAAGAAGAGCTAGATGAGCTATCTAAAGAGTTCGTTACACTTCTTGTTAATAAGATCATGGACTTCATGGTCATACTAGTAGGGCATGACCTGCACCCATATCAAAAGCCCTTAGCTCGTCGCATTATTGAGTCTGTAATCGTTAACGACGGTGAGGAAATCACTGCCCTTGCTTCACGTCAGTCAGGTAAGTCAGAAACCGTAGCAGATACCGTTGCTACCTTAATGGTTCTTCTACCTCGCTTAGCAAGGATGTATCCGGAGCTTTTAGGTAAGTTTGCAGACGGCATCTGGGTAGGAATGTTTGCACCTATTCAAGCTCAGGCAGAAACTCTATTCTCTAGAACAGTCTCACGATTAACTAGTGAGCGGGCCCTAGAAGTTCTAGGGGATGCCGAAATTGACGATATGACTGTTAAAACTCCTGGAGTAACGCGAAACATTAAACTAAAGAACTCCGGTTCAAGTCTTATGATGATGACTGCTAACCCTCGTGCAAAGATTGAATCTAAGTCTTTTCATCTAATGGTTATTGATGAGTGTCAAGAAGCAGATGACTTTATTGTTTCAAAGTCTATTGCTCCTATGGGTGCGTACTACAACGCGACTATGGTAAAGACAGGGACACCGACAACGCACAAGAATAACTTTTATAGGTCTATCCAGCTAAACCGTCGTAGACAGACTGGTAGATCCTCAAGACAGAACCATTTCCAATGGGACTGGAAAGATGTAGCAAAATTTAACCCGAACTACGAAAAGTTCATTAGAAAAGAGATGCTCCGCATCGGAGAGGATTCAGATGAATTCCAGCTTTCGTACAACTGTAAGTGGCTTTTGGAAAGAGGTATGTTCGTCACTTCTTCGATTATGGATGATCTCGGGGATACTTCCCAAGAGCTTGTTAAGAATTGGCATAGGTCTCCCGTCGTCGTTGGTATTGACCCGGCTAGAAAAATGGACTCTACGGTTGTTACTGTTGTCTGGGTTGACTGGGATCGCCCTGATGAGTTTGGCTATTACGACCATCGTATTCTAAATTGGATGGAAATCCAGGGGGATGACTGGGAAGAGCAGTATTTCCAGATAGTTAACTTTTTGGGTAATTACGACGTTATGGCAGTTGCGGTTGACTCAAATGGAGTGGGAGATGCGGTAGCTCAGAGATTAAAGCTTTTGCTACCTAGAGCTCAGGTTATATCCTCCCTTTCTAGCCCTACAGAGCAATCAAAGCGTTGGAAGCACCTTCAAGCCCTAATTCAACGCCAAATGATCTCTTGGCCAGCTCACGCCAAAACTAGAAGATTACGTATGTGGAAGCGTTTCTACCAACAAATGACCGACGCAGAAGTACAATATAAGGGTCCTAATTTCTTAGTGGCGGCTCCTGAAGAGGCGCATGCCCACGACGACTTTGTGGACTCATTGGCCTTGGCTTGTTCTTTGACTCAAGAGATGGTTATGCCTACCGTAGAGGTAAGTGCGTCCCCCTTCTTTAAGTAAAGATTTTTGAGTTTAGGCAGAAAAGTTTAAGTATTAGTACCAAACTCTTACTTAAGGATCCTTAACCTATAGGAGAAAATATAAATGGCAGAAAACATTGCGCCAGTACCATCGTTCCCAGAGCGCACGGGAGCAACTTACGAGCGTAAGATGTCAGCAGCACAAGCAGGACTTCGTGGTCCACTTCGTTTCGAAGAAGGCGTAGCTACTGATACCGACGTTCCAAATGACTTCCAGCTCGGTCTTAACCAAGGTTATGACACACCAGCTGGTCGCCCAAACCATAACCTCAACGTTATGGAAAAGTACCCAGAAGAGACCATGCGAGCTCGCGCTCACGTTGGATCTGCTGCTTGGGTAGAGGCACCTACATATGTTGCAGAGTTCTCAAACGGAACTTTCAGCGACTATGCAGAGACCAAAATTGAAGAAGTATTCCGCTCAGGTTCTCGCTATCAGCGCATGAACCCTGCAGCTGTTGCTGACTAAATAAGATATACTTTATAGGTACCCGGCTTCGTACTCTTTCTCCGGAGCCGGGCACCTGTAATTATTTAGGAGATAAATGGCTAAGGTAGCAGCAAATCAAAAGCTATGGAATAGCTTGATGAGACAAGCGAAAGCTAAGTATCCCACTAAACGTCCAGGCTCTGGAACTAACAGAGCAGCTAACAAATGGGCTAGCCAAGAATACGCACGACAAGGCGGCGATTGGGTAAGCTCTATAAAAGAAGTAGATCCAAAATTACGAGATCCTAAAAAAGAGTTAGAAGATAAGAAAAAAGCAAAAATTGCAAAGATAAAGAGAGAGAAAAAAGAGCGGGGCATAGTTTAAATAAATGAGAGGGCATCATAGATTTATGGAGAGTGAAGGCAAGTGAGTATTGACTTTAGCCCACCGAGTTATAGGGCAGCCTCATCCGATTTAACAATCTCCATTTCTCCACTAGGACTTGTAGAACTTGCTGACGAAGAGTTCGAAGTACATGGTCCACGCCTAAATAGATACTCCCTTAACTGGGCAATGTACCTTGGTCACCACTGGGCTTATCGCCGCGAAATTGGTGAAGCACAGATGGTATTTAACTATTACAGAGCTTTTACAGATTACATAGTAAATTTTAGTTTTGGTCGTGGGGCATCATTCCGTAGCCCTTATGCCACAGAAGCAATCATTCCAGACGTCCTAAAAAGAGTGTGGGAAACAGATAACGACAAGCACGGCGTTATGTGGGAAATGGGCCAGCAAGGCGGAGTTTCCGGAGACTGCTTTGTAAAGGTTGCTTATGAAGAAGCATTTACAGATAGCGTAGGCCGTACTCATCCAGGACGTGTACGTATCCTTCCACTTAACTCTTCTTTTTGTTTTCCAGAGTTTCACCCACACGATCGATCACGTCTAATACGTTTTAAGCTTAAGTATCGTTTCTGGGGCACTTCTCTAGAAGGTACTCGTCAGGTATACACATACACTGAAATTCTTACAGATGACCGTATCGAAGAATATATTAACGATGAGCTTATTGATTCACGACCAAACCCACTAGGAACTGTACCGGTTATTCATATACCTAACGTACGTGTTTCTGGATCTCCGTGGGGCCTTTCAGATGGGCACGACATCATTGTTCTAAACCGTAGCTATAACGAAATTGCTACTGATATCTCCGACATTGTTAACTACCATGCGGCACCAGTTACTGTTATTACAGGTGCTAAGGCCTCGTCTCTAGAAAAGGGACCTAAAAAGGTCTGGGGCGGGCTACCAAAAGACGCTCAAGTATTTAACCTAGAAGGTGGCGGACAAGGTCTTGTTGGTGCTATGGAGTATCTAAAGATCATTAAGACATCTATGCACGAGATGATTGGTGTTCCTGAGTCTGCTCTTGGTCAAGTACAACAAATTTCTAACACCTCAGGTGTTGCTTTAGCTATTCAATATCAGCCGCTTATGAACCGATACAATCAAAAGATCGTTCAATACAGCGAAGGCTTAAAGAGAATTAACGAGCTTGTTCTTTTAACTCTTGCAGTCAAGGAACCAGAGCTTTTCATATACAACCCAGATTTTAACGGACCTATTAAGTCTGATCAACTACAGGTTTGCGACCCTAATGATCCACTCACTTATCAGACCTCTGTGCACTTCCCACAACCACTACCACTAGATAAGCTAATTCTTTTGAACGAAATCCAGACAAAGATGAGTATGAACCTAGAAAGCCGCGAAGGTGCTTTACGTACCCTAGGCGAAGAGTTCCCAGACGAGAAGCTAGAAGAAATTCGTTCAGAGCTTATTGCAGACGCCAAGGCTGATGGAGCCTTGAACCTCATCAAGTCACAGATCAACTCCGCTATTGCATCACTCACTGGACTACTTCCGGAAGGACAGGGCATGGAAATGGCCCCTGGACAGGAAGCTGGGGCAGGAATTGGCCCTGGACCTACAGGTCAACCAGGAATAGTAACTCCATTTGAGGCTCAGACAATCGAGCAGATGCAAACAGACTTAGTAACAAAAGCATACGGTACTAAGATCCCGCAACGTCGAGGCAGATCAGAAGACTCGAAGTACGGGGAAAGCTAGAGTTTAGGCTGACAAAACCTAATAATTTTGTCAACCTACTACAAACGATATCCGCAGGTCATCGTGGCACTTATTCGGACAACGACCTCTTAAACCTAAGGAATAAATATGTCAGAAACAGCAAATCTTGTTGATACACCGGCAGCCAAGGAAGCATTCTTCCAAGACGTGCCAGTAGCAACAGAAAGCCTAGTAACACCAATGCAGTCTCAAACTCCTGATAAGTCCTACTCCGAAGAAGATCTTCGTCGGGTTAGAGAGCAGGAGAAGTCCAAACTCTATCCTCAGATAGATTCTTTGAAAGAAGAACTTAACATTCTGAAGAAGGAGCGCGAAGAACGTCTGGCAGAAGCTGAGAAGCTTCGTGCGGAACAGGAAACTGAAGCCCGTAAGAAGGCTGAGGAAGATATGGATGTCCGTCAACTCCTTGAATCAAAGGAGCGGGAATGGGCAGACCGTCTTGAGACAGAAAAGCAAGAGCGCGAAAGAGCTTTCAAACTTCTAGAGCGCGAGCGCGAGTACGCAGAACTAACTGATTACCGCAACCGCCGCTTACAAGAAGAGCGAGAAAACGTAATCCCGGAACTTCTTGATTTAGTTTCAGGCAATAATGCCGAGGAAATTGAAGCAAGCATCGCGGGACTAAAGGATCGGTCATCCCGTATCCTTGACTCTGCACAGCAGGCTATGCAGTCTGCTCGTAAAGAAATGACAGGCAGCCGGGTAACCGCGCCGCCGACCGGACCCCTCGACACTAATTCGGATCAACAACAGTTCACAGCGGATCAAATTGCCGCTATGTCGGTTACTGAATACGCAAAATACCGCGGTAAGTTGTTAGGACAAGCAGCAACTGATCGTGGCAAGGGAATATTCGGGTAGTTCTAAAGACATTACCTATCAATTAATTAATTAATTAACTAAGGAGTAACACCGACATGGCATCAGCCGTAACTGGTACCGGCAATCTAGCCGCTGCCCCAACAGCGTATTCTGGCGCTAACAGCCAGCTTACACAAGCAATTCAGACCATCTGGTCAAAGGAAATCCTTTTCCAGTCAATGCCTATTCTACGCTTCGAGCAGTTCGCTGTTAAGAAGACAGAACTAGGAGTTGCACCAGGTCTTCAGATTAACTTTATGCGTTACAACAACCTCGGCTTTGCCGGTACGCTTGTTGAAGGCGTTCGTATGGAAACTAAGGCACTAACAGCTCAGCAATTCTCAATCACAGTTGCTGAACACGGTTATGCAATTGCTGTTTCTGAACTCCTACTCAACGCATCATTCGATGACGTAATGGCTTCAGCCTCACGTCTACTTGGCCGTAACATGGCCCTATACCTTGATGGTCAGGCTCGTGACACACTCATGGCCGCATCTTCAGTTATCTACGGCTACGACCGCTCAGGTCTTACAGCTGCAAATGACTGGTACGGCACAGGTACCGCTGGTACTAGCCGTGCATCTCTAACTGGCGCATTTGACCTCACCACAGGTGTTGTCAAGGACGCAGTAGAGACACTTGCAACAAAGAACATCCCTCGCCTAGGTGAGACATATGTTGCATTCATTCACCCACACCAGAGCCGTAAGCTTCGTGACAACCCAGAGTTTATCGAAGTAACAAAGTACGCAGCTCCAGGTAACTTCATGCTTGGTGAAATTGGTCGTTTGTACGACACAGTCTTTATCGAGACCACACAGATCCAGAAGGTAACAAACGGTGCAGGTTCAGGATACTCTGCTGACACCGCAGTTGCTGCTGGCAGCATTTCATACCCAACTGGTGGAGGTTACACTACACCAATCACAAAGACCGGTAACGGTAATAAGGATCGCTACACAGCTATCTTTATTGGTGACAATGCATTTGGTCACGCAATCTCTCTACCAGTTGAGCTCCGCGATGGCGGTATCCTTGACTTCGGTCGTGAGCATGCGCTTGCTTGGTACGCAATCTACGGTCTAGGTCTAATCACAGATCAGTCTGTAGTTCTAGCAGAAACCAACTAATTTAACCCGTTAGGGGGCGGGCCTTAAAATCCGCCCCCCAACACAAACTTACAGGAGAATAATAATCGTGGCAAAAGCAAAAGTAACAGACGTCACAGGACGTCAACGCGAAGAGCTAATTAAGCAAAATGCTGAAGCTCTAGCAAAGAGATCAGAAGAAATGTCCATCGCAACTGCAGTTGATGCAATACGCATGGAGACAGAAGTTGTCGATTTGACAGTTCCGGGCGAACCTACTGTTATTGATGAAGTTGAAAATGTTGGGGTTACCTCAGCTGACGACTCAACAGTTATTCGAGTAGCGGAAGATTTGGACTTTGTAACTATCGGTGTGGGTAATCATTACTCTTTTAAATCCGGTCAGAAGTACAAAGTGTCTAAGGCAGTGGCTCAACACCTTCAGGAGAAGGGCTACCTTTACGACAGGCTCTAAGCCTCCACTAGGTTGCCCACTCTGACTAACGCCCTCCTGTCAGAGTGGGCTTCTTATTGTTTACACTGACTAACATTCAAAATGCTTGGATGATTAGATTTACAGATAAGTCGGAGGATTAGTGGCAACGCTTTCAGCTCTTTCAGATAGACTTCGTGCCGAAATCGGAGACATGGGTCGTTCTTTCGTAGAGACCTTTACAGGAGACGGTTCTAATAAACGTTTTCAACTTACTTACGCCCCAATAAAGGGCACAACCTTATTAATTAAGGTGGGAAATACTAACGTATCTTCTACTGCAATAATTGAAGAAGTTACCGGAATGGTAGAGCTAGCCTCTGCCCCAGCATTAGATGCCACTATAACTATTTCAGGCACCGCCTTTAAGTATTTTACAGAGTCAGAAATTCAATATTACGTAAACACTGCCTTTACTGAGCATGCTCGCAGCACTACAGATACAAATGGTAGCCGAGCTACACTTACCACTCTTCCAGTTATTGATGAGTACCCATTAGTTTTACTAGCAGCGAGTATGGCTATTTATACCCTAGCTACTGACTCAGCTTTTGACATTGATATTATTTCTCCAGACGGCGTGTCGATTCCGCGGTCTGAGCGCTTTAGACAACTTATGGAAATTGTAACTGCCCGTAAAGAGCAGTATAGAGAGCTATGCGTTTTGCTTGGCCTCGGTATGCATCGCATTGAAGTCTTTACACTTCGCAAGATCAGTCGTCGTACTAATCGCTACGTACCTATTTATCGACCACAAGAAATTGATGATGGATCTATGCCACAAAGAGTTTACCTACCTATGCCAGATTATGGGGACGCTACTCCTCCAAGTCCAGTACCTACAAGAGATTTGTCTATGTACGCTGGAGATGATTTTGCTGTCAAGCTTAAGTTCAGCATTGATATCTCTACGCTCACACCGCTATCTCAAATTCGTCTATTCCCAACCTACCCCGCAAATCAAGTAGGTCCAGTAATCGTAGGAACATTTACTACTACAAAGTCTGCTTCAGTAACCGGTGGAATGGTAGACACACTTACTCTATCTTTAACTGGAGAGCAGACCGCTAGGTTGCCAAAAACTGCGTATTGGGATATTCAAATGACAACATCCCTAGGAGTTGAAAAAACTTATCTACAAGGAAAAGTATTTACAAGAAGTCAGGTAAGCACTACTCGCGGAGATTTTAGTGTCTGATCCAATTGAAATTATTGAAATCACTCCAGATGACACAACTGTTGTAATCATTGGAGAAAATACTGGAGGATCTGGCCCAGCTGGAGCTCCAGGAGCCACAGGACCTACAGGACCTACTGGTGCTGCTGGTATAAATGGTGCTACAGGTCCAACGGGCCCAACAGGAGCAACGGGCGCAGCCTCTACTGTAACAGGTCCAACAGGACCAACTGGAGCTGGCGGCGCAGCTGGTGCAACTGGAGCAACAGGCCCAACCGGTGCTACCGGTGCGGCTTCTACAGTTCCTGGTCCTACCGGTGCTACTGGCCCTATGGGAGCTACTGGCCCTACAGGTTCTCGTGGAGATACTGGTCCTATTGGACCAACTGGCGCTACAGGTGCACAGGGTATCCAGGGTGTTGCTGGACCAACGGGTCCACAAGGTAATCAAGGTATTCAGGGTTTTACAGGCCCTACAGGTGCAACTGGTCCAACGGGTGCTGCAAGCACTGTTGCGGGTCCTACGGGTCCTACAGGCCCTATGGGAACTGGTTTAGAGATCCAGGGAACCCTATCAACTGTTGGCGCATTAGACGCCATAGTAAATCCTGTTAAAGGTGATGCGTATTTAATTAACGGCCAACTCTATGTATGGGAAGGCACTACTTGGGATAACGTAGGTCAAGTCCAAGGACCAACTGGAGCAACAGGACCTACAGGAAGCACAGGTTTAAGTGGAGCGACTGGACCTACAGGTGCTACAGGAGCACAAGGAATACAAGGACCGACTGGACCGACTGGAGCTCAAGGAAATGTGGGCCCAACTGGATCAACTGGTCCCACCGGATCTACAGGATTAATTGGACCAACAGGTGCTACTGGAGCTACGGGTGCCACTGGCGCTGCGTCTACAGTAACTGGACCTACTGGCCCAATTGGAGCAACAGGCCCTACTGGACCTCAAGGTGAAGCATCTACTGTTACTGGTCCTACTGGTGCAGTTGGTGCTACGGGACCCACTGGTGCTACCGGTGCGACCGGTGCTGCAAGTACGGTAGAAGGACCTACTGGTCCGCAAGGATTACTTGGACCTACTGGTCCGCAAGGTGTAACTGGTCCTACTGGATCAACTGGTCCACAAGGAACAGGAATTACAATTCTTGGTTCTTACGCATCTTTAGCTGAACTACAAGCTGCTCAGCCAACAGGTTCTGTAGGACAAGGTTATTTAATAAATGGCGAACTTTATGTTTGGTCAGTAACAACTTCTAGCTGGACAAATGTTGGAAATATTCAAGGACCTACTGGTGCACATGGTGTAACAGGACCAACTGGAAGTGTTGGAGCAACTGGACCAACGGGATCTACTGGCCCTCAAGGAATTTTTTATGTGGGAGCAACCGCACCATCTACTCCAAATCCTGGAGATGTTTGGTTTAACTCTAACAATGCACGAAACTATGTTTACTACGATTCTTATTGGGTTGAGTGGGCTAGCTCTGATATTGGCCCAACCGGTCCTACAGGACCACAAGGTGCAACAGGTGCAGCATCAACTGTAGCTGGTCCAACAGGACCTGCCGGTGCAACTGGACCCACAGGACCAGAAGGTGCTGCAAGCACAGTAGCAGGCCCAACAGGCCCTACTGGTGCTAGAGGATCTACAGGACCTGCAGGTGAAGCAGGACCTACTGGAGCTGCATCTACTGTCCCAGGACCAACAGGGCCGACTGGCCCCTCAGTTACTGGTCCAACAGGACCTACAGGATCTGCGGGTACAACAGGACCTACAGGGCCTGCAGGCGCAACTGGACCTACTGGTCCAGCTATAGACACGCTACACCCATTTTTATTCGGAACAATTTAGTAAAATAATCAAGTTTAGGAAGGAACACAGTGCCAACAACATATAAAGTATTAGGGCAAGTCGTATCTACGGCTAGCGTTGATACTAACGTCTACACTGTACCCTCAAGTACCACAGCTATTATTAGTAGCATAGTGGTAGTTAATCGGGGTACAGACGGCACCACTTTTAGAGTGGCTGTTCGCCCTAATGGAGCAACCATAGAAAACAAGCATTATGTTGCCTATGACGTATCAATTGCTAGAAATGACAGCACTGTTCTTTCTTTTGGCATAACTATGGATGCCGC